GAAGAGTTTATAGAAGAAATATTTGAAGAGGAAGCTGTTGAAGAAATCTTTGAAGCCCAGGAACGTATTGTTGAAGCTGAAGTAGAAGAAGAAAGGATTGAAAGAGAAGAGGCCCCTGAAGAATTTGAAGAAAACTTTGTTGAGGAATTCCAATTGGTTGAACGAGAAGAAGCCGAAGGCAAAAGTTCTATTAGCAGAGACGTAGCTTTAAAAGTTATAGCATCTACAATCGTAACGGCAAATCAAAGCGTTAGCGGTACAACAGCAGGAAACTCTATTCATTCTAGTGGTAACAGCGTAGCCTCTGGTAACAGCGTTAGTTCATCATCTAACTCAGGAATAAGCACATCTAGCTCTCCAAGTATGTCAGATCAATTTGCATCTGCAACAGCGCAAACTAATCAAGTGCTTGATATGAGCAGCACATCTATTGATACCTCTAACAGTTCTAATACATTTGAAACTGAAACAGTCACTACTGAAGTAGTAGTTGTAGATGTAGCAACAAATACCCAAGACAGTATGGATATTTCTGTTAGCTCTGTTAATACAGACGTAAACTCAGAAACTACGGTTGAAAATATAATTGCAAAAAACTTGCAAACAGCTCAAGACAGCGTTCAAGAACAACAAGAAGAAAGTGGTAAATACGGATCTGAAAATGCAATTATTGCCGTTATGGGTTTTGTTCCTGGGTTTAATGGCTACAAGTTAATTTCACTTCCAGAAAAAGATGTTTGGTATGAACCAAAAAGCATTTATACTAATAACACAATATCAGATAATACCCTAGCTTTTTATAGGTTAGCAGGACAGAGTATAGAAACTTTGACTGATTTAAAAAAACTACAACCACGTTTATAGGAGAATGTTATGAATTGGTTTGAAAATAAAACAACACAAATAATAGCTTTGGTAGGTATTGTTACAACGCTTGCCGGTTTTGGCTACCAGGGCGCTCAATACGTTAATAGATTGGATAACCTAGAATCTCAAATAGGTGGCATAGGCGATACTGAAAATGCTCAAAAAATTATTGAAGAACGCTTTGCATCTATAGAAACATCAGTTAAATTTTTAGAAAAAGAAATAGACAACGTAGAAGTACCAGATGTTACAGAAATAAAAACTGATATAGCTACTATTAAAGCAGACCTTCAGAGTTTAGATAGAGATATTAAAAAATTAGAAGTTGGAAATCCATTAGCAGGTTAATAATATGAAATTTAGTTTAATTAAAAATGTTGTAGGTGCTTTAGCCCCTACGCTTGGTTCTGCGTTAGGTGGGCCGTTAGGTGGACAGGCAGCGTCTGTTATTGCTGGCGTACTTGGTTGCCAATCAGACCCAAAATCTATTAACAAAGCAATACAAGCAGCCACTCCAGAACAGATGCTAGAGCTTAAAAAAGCAGAGCAAGGCTTTGAGTTACAAATGAAAGAGCTTGAAGTAGATGTATTTAAGTTAGAAGTAGCAGACAAACAAGACGCTCGTGGTAAGTTTAGTAAAGACTGGACTGCTAGGATTATGGGCATAGTTATTGTTGGTGGGTTTATGGGATATATTTTTTTAGTAACCTTACAACCACCAGAGCAAAACAGCGAAGCATTAATTAACTTAGTGCTTGGTTACTTAGGTGGGTTGGCAAGTGCTGTAATCAGCTTTTACTTTGGTGCTTCAAACACCCCTGATAAAAATGACTAGCAGAAAAACAGCATCAGACGTACATTCAGATTTAAAATCTCACGAGGCAAAATGTGAAGAAAGATGGAAGACCATATTCAAAGAAACAGCAGAAATAAAAAAAGAAATGAGCGATCTAAATGGAACGCTAAAAATGGCAGTATTTGGAACTTTTGGTTTTATGGCAACATTATTAATAGCTTCTTTGACAGGGGTAGTAGCAATATAATGAAAATATCAAAAGAAGGCATAACACTAATTAAAAAGTTTGAAGGATGTGAGCTTACAGCTTACAAATGTGCAGCTGGAGTATGGACTATTGGCTATGGTCATACCAAAGATGTAAAAGAAAACGATGTAATTACAAAAGAAGAAGCGGACGCTTTGCTTGAAAAAGAATTAGAAGAATATACTAGTTATGTGAATAATGCGGTAACACAACCCTTAAATCAAAATCAAATAGATTCAATGGTTTCTTGGACATACAATTTAGGCCCTTCAAACTTAAAAAGTAGTACAGCCTTAAAATTATTAAACCTAGCAGAGTATGAAGGTGTGCCAGCTCAACTTAAACGTTGGAACAAAGCTACAGTTAATGGTGAAAGAAAAGTTCTAGATGGCTTGGTCAGAAGAAGAGAAGCAGAAGCTTTAATGTTTGAGGGAAAGCCTTGGGAACATATATAAAATGCCTTTGCAAAAAACAATATTTAAACCAGGTATTAATAGAGAAGGTACTGACTATGATAACGATGGAGGTTGGTTTGATTGCAATCTAATGCGTTTTAGAAAAGGTAGGCCTGAAAAGTTTGGAGGGTGGCTTAAGAATACAGATAATTCTTTTCTTGGCACAACAAGAGCTTTGCATCCTTGGGTATCATTAGGTGGCATTAAATATTTAGGATTAGGTACTACTTTTAAATACTACATAAAAGAAGGTAGTGAATTTAATGACATTACACCAATACGATCAACAGATTTAAACGTTACTACTTTTGCAGCAACATCTGGAAGCGCTGTTATCACAGCAACAGATACAGGTCATGGGGCTGTTATTAATGATTTTGTAACCATAAGTAATTCTAGTAATTTGGGTAGCGGAGGCAAAATTACTGCCGCTGTTTTAAACCAAGAACATCAAATAACCTCTGTTACTGCTAATACATATACTTTTGTAGCTTCTGCTACAGCTAATGGTAGTGATACAGGTAATGGTGGAAGTGCGACAGACGCAGCTTATCAAATAAACGTAGGATTAGATGTATATGTACCTTCTGCTGGTTGGGGTGCTGATACTTGGGGTGCAGGTACGTTTGGATCTGCTAACGCTTTATCAAATACAAATCAATTAAGATTATGGACTCATGACCATTTTGGCGAAGACTTAATTATTAATCCAAGAAATGGTGGCGTTTACAAATGGATAGAAAATAATTTAACTAGCACTAGAGCCGTTGAGCTTTCTGGTATTGCTGGAGCTAATTTAGTACCTACGGTTGCATTACAAGTTATTACCTCAGAAAAAGACAGGCATTTAATTGTGTTAGGTGCGGATCCTATTGTTGGAAGTGCTAGAACTGGTGTAATAGACCCTATGTTAATTGCATTTAGTGATCAAGAAAATGACTTAGATTTTGAGCCAACAACTACTAATACCGCAGGCTCTTTAAGACTTTCTTCTGGATCATCTATTATTGGTGCTGTTAAATCAAGACAAGAAATATTAGTTTGGACAGATACTGCTTTATACAGCATGCAATTTGTAGGGCCACCACTTACGTTTGCAATTAATTTAATAAATGAAGGTACTGGACTGGTTGGTCCAAAAGCTGCTGTTACTGGTCCTCAAGGAGTGTACTGGATGAGTTATAACAATTTCTATCTTTATAACGGTACTACGCAAACCATACCTTGTTCTGTTCAAAATTATGTTTTTAGCGACATTAATCTTGGTCAATCTTTTAAAATTAATGCGTTTACTATTGCAGATAAAAATGAAGTAGGTTGGTTTTATTGTTCAGAAAGTGCAACCGAAATAGATAAGTATGTTGTTTATAATTATGCAGAAGATTTATGGTTTTATGGAACTTTAAGTAGAACAGCTTGGTTAGATGCTGGAATAGAAAATTTTCCTAGAGCCGTAAGTGATGGTTATTTATATCAACAAGAGATTGGTTTTGATGATGATGGATCTCCTATGACTAATGTATTTATAGAAAGTTCAGATTTTGATTTAGGTGATGGAGAACAATTTACTTTTATTAAAAGAATTATTCCTGATTTAAAATTTTTAGAAAATGACAACTCTGGAAATGTAAATATAGTTATAAAAACAAGAAACTTTCCAGGAGAGTCTTTATCTACTAACTCAATTAACGCTATTACAGAAACAACTAAACAAGCTTTTGTGAGAGGTAGAGCAAGACAACTTACCTTGAGGTTTGAGTCAGATGATGACGCAACTGATAACAAAAATTTATCTATAGGGTGGAGGCTAGGAGCAACAAGAATTGACGTTAGACCTGATGGTAAAAGATGAGCAAAATCTTACAGACTCAATTGCCTATAGCCGTAGGTCCTGTTAATTCAGAATTATTTAACAGATTAGTTAGAGTATTAGAAATAAACCTTGGATCTGTTGACGTTGGCAATACCAGGCAAGTAAATGATACCGACAAAGAAACTCAAAACTTTATAGCAGGAAGTATTATATGGAATACCACATTAGATGTTTTGCAGGTATATACTGGATTTAAGTGGGTTGATATAGGTGAAAGACTAAACGATCTTGGTTTTGAAACACAAGCAAATTTAGGTCAAATAACCGTAACAACTAACGGTAACGTGTCAATTGATATTACCAGCAGTTATGAAGGATATGGTGTAGAAAAATGGTACAGCTAGCAGAAAAACCAGAATACCAATCAAAAAATATTTTACTTAACTACCCCGCAGATTGGTACATTCAAGACAAAACATTTAACGCTGTTGAAAAGTCTTTACCAAAAATTATAGATTTTTACGAAAACAAAGGAAACACATCTCCCAAAAAAAATGAACTAAGTAAAATTATTAAAGAGCCATTTAAAGATGTATATACGGTTCCTTTCTTTTCTGAAAAGTATTGCAAGATACTTGTAGACGAAATATCACATTTAGAAAATTTTTATGGATTTGAACCTAACCCAGAAGAAGATTCTTTAAGACAAATACCAGAAATAACTTTTCAAGATAATTGCCCAGAGATATATCAATCTTTAATGCAAACAATATATACTATAGGTAATCCTATATTCTTAAATATTTGGAATAGGCACGTTAATGGCGGCGCAATTCAAATAGCTAATTATAATTTAAAGGATAAAAAGCAAGGCGCTTGGCATCATGATGCTAGCGCTGATATTAGTATGGTCGTTCCTTTAAATACTGGTGAGTATCAAGGAGGCGGAACTGAATTTTTAAATCGTGGTACAGTTGAGCCATTACCTACAGGCCACGCTCTAATCTTTCCAAGCTTTACCCACATGCATAGAGGCTTACCGGTAAAGTCAGGAAATAGATACTTACTTGTATTTTGGTTAAAATGTATAGAAGAATAGGGTAGAATTTAAAAATGAATATGATAGATAACTCAGGAAAAGGATTAGCAGCTCTAGGACGCAACGAAGATCGCTTTATGGCGCACGTTGCACAAGGCGAAATGGTGGTTCCACCAGTCATCTCAGACAACACAAGAAACATGATACGCCAAGAAATGGCAGCTGTTGGCTTAAACCCAAATGAATATCAAGTTGGCGAAGGAATGTCTATTAACCCTATTACGGGTCAAGCAGAGTTTGGTTTTCTTAAAAAACTAGCAAAAAGCGTTAAAAAGGTAGTTAAAAAGATTGCTCCTATAGCAGCGGTTATACCTGGACCTTGGCAACCGTTTGCTGCTGTTTATCAAAAAGGTAGTGCTGCACTCAAACTTGCTAAAGGTGAGGGTGGTCTTGGAGACATCATGACCCTAATGGCTGGTGGTAATCAAAGTGTGTTTGGTAAAGATGGTGCGCTTACATCTATAACCTCTGGTGGCTATAAAGATATTGGCGGAGGATTTTTTGATTCTCTTGGTAGTATAGGATCTGTTACTCAAACAGATGCAGCGGGTAATATATTAAAAGACTCAGCTGGAAATGCAATTACTAAATTTAATCCTTTGTCATACGCAGGTAATGTTGCAAAAGGAATGGCTAGCGATCAAAAAGAGGGATACTTTGGAGCTTTTGGTGGTGGAACAGGTGAGTTTAATGTAAATACAGGATTGTTTGAAAATTACAAAGGTGGTGGCGTACAAGGATTTAATCCTTTTGCTTCAAAAAGAACTGTAGTTGAGAAGGGCGATACTTTGTACAGTATTGCAAAAGAAAATGGAATGAGTGTTCCAGAATTGCAAGAATTAAATGGCATTACTGGAACTGTTATTCAACCAGGCCAAGTTATAAATACTACTGGCGGCAACATATTTAATAAAACAGGAAACCTTGTTAGAGGTG